CAAAACATGACCAACGCGCACCAGCTACAGAAAGCGCGCGATCTGGCCGCAAATAAATAGGTGAATGAAATGCTTAAATTCGTAATTGCGTCGCTTCTTTCGGTGGCGTGCTTTCAGGTGTCAGCAAATACACTGACTACAAAAGATGGCCGGATGTCGCTGACGGTAGACAGCCAGAAAATGATGGTCAGAACGCCAGAGGCGGATGATGTATTGCCATGCAAATTCATTAAGTCTGCACCGGGCCAGAACACACGATCAGCCGATAAGTGGAATGGCTACTTTTATCAGTGTGCCAACGATCTGACCATCTCCATTAAGAACTACACGCAAAGCAGTAGGTCTGATGAGATTTTCATTTTTGAAGGCAATAAGGTGATGTACACGGAACAGCTAAGCAGCAAATTTAAGTGATCGGCATTAAGATTAGTCTGCTTCTAAGAATGTTCCTATCTGCGTAAATTGTGCTCAATACCCATCATGGTGAGAGCGCAAAGATGAATGTCTACAAGGTGATCGAAGGTGTTTCAGATGCCAGCAATGGCGCGCTGGATTGCATGTCAGAAGGATTGCCGGTTATCCATACCGTAAAGCAACATAAAGCCGCTCTCGACCATGAGGGTGCCAGCACCGCAAAGAAAGCTCTATTCCTCACTGGTTACTCACTCCTTGGCTTCCTGGAGCACTGGGAGAAACTAAAACCGGCCGTCATGAAGGTTAAAGACGGCTGCGTTGAGGTTTACCAGGGCATCAAAGAGCCTGGCCTTCCTGATGATAAATTTGAGGAAGAAAAGGATCGCATCGACGATAAACGACGCGCTGCATGCGCCGCACTCCCACCTAAGCAACCCACACCACCAAGTCAGCCAGTAAAGATACCGGAACCAGCAATTCAGGTTCCCGCTCCGGAAGTTTTAGAGCCCGCAGGCGTGATCGTCGAACCAGGTGATCAGCAGGGAAACTAAGCTTTAAACTCCCGCGGTTTAATCACATACCTTCGCTATCAAAAAGTATGTGGCAAAAAGGTAACTCCGATCCAATCCAGGAAACGGGTGATTCGTGGGAGTATTTCAACATGACCCAGCTGACTGATGTGGTTTATGAGAACTTCTCCAGCCCTGAAGATAAGCTGCTTGATAAGCTGGGCATTGATGATTGGTTGGAGCGCGCCACGATATCCGCAACCGGCCGGGTTCTTATTCGCATTGTTTACACCGCCATTAAAATGGCTAAGTGATCGCCATGCTTAACCTCTACAAAGAGACCGTTCGATTCAGGCTGATCATCACCACATGGAACGGAGACAACGAGCACATGGAGCTGCTGCATGTGGACATGAAAAAGAAAGGCGACGGCTGGGAGGGAACGATACAGAATGATGCCTCCATTGAAGGCGCCGGCCTGAGCCGAAGCATTATGATCGACATGTCCGAACGCATGAAGACGATACAGGAAGTGCTTTATAAGCAGGCCAAGAAGAAGATGCATATACCCTGGCCGCTGAGTTTAATCATCGACAAAATGGATGGTGGATTATGACAAAAGAAGAACATGAAAGTTTCTGCGCTGCGGCTGCACCGCTGATCAAGTGGATAGGCGAGAACGTGGATATAAACCATGTGGTGATCGTCAATACAGAAGGCGCCACTCTGACACAAGTCCGCGGCAGTACAGATGAGGATGGTTTCGACGGCAATTGAAGAAAGGGCGATTTCTCGCCCTCATATTATGATTGCGCAGCCAGTGCTTTAGCGAGGTCAGCAAACTTATCAAACGTGCTTTCAACGTCATGATCGGCAGCAATGAGAAGCGCCTTTAGTTTGCTTAGAACGATATCAACCTCAGAGAACGATGCCTTCTCTGAATCTTCAGGCGCGGTTGCATCTACTGGTGCTACTTCGGTCACTGCGGTGGTATCGGTTAATGGTTCAGACACGGTTTTAACCTTCTTTTCTGTTAGAAACTGCCAGATCGACTCGAGGAATTTCAATTTAAACCCCCGCATACTTTCTGCCAAGATTCGTTGTGTGACAGAATGGCCGCTTTTGTTTTCGTATTCATTACATTCACATCGTTACTTGTGACGTAAATCGGAACAACCCAATCACACGCAGTGTCAATCGTGACGGTAGCTGGCTCAGTTTTTTGTCCACCGGTCACGCAACCGCTGATCAACATCATCGCCATTAAGGCTGCTAACATTTTGATGCACATTATTCACCGCCTTATTGGTCTCAACTCGCTTTTCTGCTGAGGCTTTTACCTGATCAGCGTCTTTGTTTGCAGCGGTTACATCCGCCTTCGCCTGGGTTTGGACTGTTCCGACCTTCTTCCCACCAAAGTAAGTCGCTACCACAGTTACGATTGCCAGGCCCACACCTGCCAACCACCCCCATCCACCACTAAGAAGATTGGTTATTAATTCCATGATCAATCTCCTTTCGCTGCTGGTTGAGGTTTTTCTGTCGAACAAACTGAGCTATCACACCCATAGCCACCAGGAACGCGCCAATCATCCCCAGGTAGTTCGAAGGAAGCAAGCCCTTCACATCTGGTGGCAGAGAGTTCCAGGCGTCCAGAGCCGTCGATGGGAAGGATTGAACCCATGCGCTGAGAAGTGACCCGGCCGAAGCCAGCCAGACTGACCATGCTTTAAACAGCAACTTCGCATGAGACACGAACTCAATGGAGGTGTATTTGCGGATCATCAGTAGGATGAATATAGCGATAAGCACAAGGGCGAGATATTTGATGATGATCATATCAGCCCCTTGTATGCATCATAGGTGCCGGTACGCATTACTTCAGCATGTCGTTTTGCGCGCGCTGGCGTTTGCCGAGCCCATAGGCTATTAAGCATTCCATCTGCGGCGCCAGAGAAATTACCTGCGGCGATCATTGCTAGCGTGTGTTTGAATCCCGCCAAGCCATCACAGCCGAGCTGATATGCCATGCTTTGAAGAATATCCGTGCGCGCAGAATTGCACTGCTTAAGAGCCGAAAGAATGGCGGGATACTTGCTCATTTGTGAAATTTTGGCAGAGAGGATGCTTTGCTTCCACACATCACCCACATTGCGCGGAACGGTGAACGTGTAATTACTGATTTCCGCGCCTTTTGGCCCAATGCGGATGCCGCCGGCGACGGTTGGATACCCCAACGTGTCAAGGTAGGGTGTTTCCTTATACCCTTCCTCGAAATTGAGTATCGCGATGATCTGACCCATGATTACTACCTCTTCTCGGTTGATAGCTTGTCCAGCGCACTGGCAGTCTTATCTCCAAGCGCCGCAAGCCTTGCGGTTAGTTTATCATTATTGGTCAGGCACTGTTCAAGAACCACTCTACGGGCATCGCTTGCCTTTTTGTAAGCAGACTCTTTTTCATCAAGTGATATTTTGTAATGCTGGGTGGCTGATGAGCTACCCATAATAAACCCAATGACGACCATGCATGCCATGAGTAGCAGGGCGGGAACCCAAATCCTACGCATGGCCCATCCCCTACGGATGGAGTATTTTACATGAGTAGGAATCATGATGATCCCCCAACAGAGGACCGTATGCTGTGCAACTCGATTTTAAGAGACTCGATTTGCTCTGAAAGAAAATCAATTTTAGATAGTGCGGTTCGCAAGTCAGCCTGGTATGTCAGTTTTTCCTGAACAAGAGATCTGTTATCTGCCTCTGTCACCTCAATTCGGGTTCTTAGCTTAGAGTTCTCCTCCTGCAATTCACGCATCATTTGTATTTCAGCGCGGTCGGAGAAAATTAGCTTCCACACTCTTGTGAGAAGAAGTATAGCCAGACCACCAGTGCCGAAGTAACCAGTGTATACGACCAAATCACTCGGATCTGACATGGTGCCCACCCTTGCAGTTGTGCTCATTGGCACGCCCCGTTATTAATGCCATAGATTCCTGCATTAGTATCACCCTTTGATGACTGACTGACATAGGAACATTCCTATGCGGAAAACATAAGGAATGATAACGGCTGGGGAAACAAATAAAAACAATTTATGTCAACAACAAAGCGAGGCATGGCAAATGGGGCCTAAGCCCCATCATCATTCTGGCATTTCTGGCCATGCAGGGTTATTAAGATCGATCTTGGTTAAAGCGATGCGGTACTGTTTCCACTTTTTCAGCAACGCCACATCGGCCTGGTCAACTTCATCAACCAGATCAGGATCAGTGGAATCTGTAAGAATACTAATTTTCGTGGTCGCGTAAGCAATACGTGAATCGCGTATAGAAGCTACTGCATCAGGCGTTAGCACTGGAGTTTGCGGCTCACCCTGGACAACTTTACCGTCAATGTACTGACTATCTGGCCCAATTGTTGCGTATACATCAGCAGTTACTTCAATTCTTTTTAAATCTAAGCACTGCTTAATTTCATCATCTGTCACAGCAACCCACATAGCGTTTATGTAGCTAAGTTCATTTGGCTCAATAAAATATCTAACATTTCCTTCCATCTCATCACCTTAGTATATAGCAAGTAAGTTTACGTTTGCGTTCTGGCTTGTGGAGTTATAAATCTGTGTACCTGTGGATCCTACGCCTGTAGGCCAAAGCGCCTGATCACCATTTATGTTTGTAATAAAAACAGCTGGTGGAGAAACAAATCCTGAAGGAAAGTTCCATGTAGCATTCCCTCCCGCTGGAACTGTAATGTTTGTTCGGCACCATTGAGCGCCGGTAGGAAATCTAATATAAGCCCCATTCCCATTAGAACCGGTAATAAATTGATTATAAGCTACCGCGCTATTTGGATTGGTTCCGCCAGCAACAGAAAAACCTTGTGTTGCATTACCTGCAAGGTTGGCTTTCAGAGCTAAGGCATCGGCAAGCCTTTGATTATTTACAACAGCTGTGGATGTATCACTCTTTTGCGCATAAAAAGTTAAATTTGAATCACCATTAAGCTTTGCAAAATCACGCGTTACAAATTGAGTGGTCGCAATTGAGGTATCATTATCACCAGATGCCGGCGTTGGTGCTCTTGGGTCACCGGTAAAAATCGGTGAAGCGATAGGTGCCAGTCCCTGCACCGCAGTGGTAACAAACGCAGTGGTGGCTATTGTTGTGTCATTGTCGCCCGCAGCCGCAGTTGGAGCTTTAGGATCACCCGTGAAAACGGGCGAATCCAACTGTGCGAAAAATGACAAAGTCCCAGCAGTGACCATATTTGCGGCTATGTCGTTAGCTGACCATGATCTTGCTGACGTTCCCTCCTGCCCCCTTACTACGGTAAATACGTCACCAGATACCGAAGTAACATGTACTATCTCTCTTACGCTCTCCGTAGCGGCATCGGTTAAACTTAATTTAAAAAGGCTTGTCCCGGAAACGGGCACAGGAAACAATACTCCTGCTCCACTTGAAACAGTGATTGCTGTTGCTGATGCGTTGATGCCCGCAGCAAGTACGGTCTGTGCATTGTTGGCGGCTAATAGCTGCATTTTTATGGCTCCAGGGTAACTGTGACATTTGCCCAGAAAGGCATATGCAACAGTTTATTATCAAATGCCGATTTAAAGAGATCTGCGAACGTCAGATCGATAAAACCGGCAGTCTGTGAACTAACCGCTAGCGTAATATTTATCCCGCCATTGCCAGTGAATTTTACGGAAACACCCCACTGCTGATCGTTAGCAATGTCGGTTCCCAGCGAACCCTCAAGGAATCGGCGGACGCGTCTTTTTAACCATGGAACCGTAAAGTTGAACCCATCACCCTTATAGAAGTTCCACGTTAGAATTCGCTTGAATACATCATCAGAGGTGACAATCTGTGTGTTCTCGTTGGTTTTCTTCCATCCGTTATAGGGAAGTTGGTTATATAAAATAGTGTTGTAAGGCCCGGCAGTGATAGTTTTACTGTTCACCATTGACGGAGGTAGCTGCCCGTAAATGCCATGAACAAGCCAGTGCAACTGATCACCACCATTGTATGACCCTATGAATATTGGAAGGTTTACGTTAAGCACCCAGTCATACATTTGCTGCATGATGTTGTTATAAGCATCAAAAAAAGCCCTTACATTGTCATCATCCTGATAACCGGTATACAAATAAGCCTGCATTGGATTAGGCAGCATAGTTAAGCCTCCGCCACAATCACGCCGTTGCTGGGAATATACCAATAACTGTAGGGATCGCCGCTAATTATGTTTGTGTTCAAATCAGGGTTAACCAGCGCGCCGTTTACCACAACAGAAACATTCAGCGTAGTGAACAGAGTCATATCGACCGTTGGGTTCATTGACTGCAAGAAAATATCTTTCAGTTTGTTTATGTTCAGAGGCTGACCAGCATAAATACCGTTTACATAAGCGGTCACGTCTTCCTGAATGAGAGACAGGATCAGTGCGTTGCTGAGATAATCCAGGCTCTGTGTTGCCCATCTGAACGTAATCTGAACCAGTTGCTGCAATGGCTGCACATAGTTAATGGTGTATGTGTCTGGCCAGTCCATGATCTGTAGGGAAACATTTCGTAAATTCGGGGTAACAACACCTCCACCTGTCCATGTTCCTGAAGTGGTAGTATTTATACCAATGGAAAAGCTGTGCGCATCAACCACGGTGACCGTGAGGTTTGTGTTGTTGACGCCTGACATTCCCTGAACACCAGTGATCCTAATGATCTGTCCATTACTAAATCCATGGGTTATATCGGTACTCACAACACCTGGATTCGCATTGGTGATACCGGTGACGCTTAGCGTTGACCCAAGAAGGCGCGTGAAATCACCACCAGCTTTATAGATTGCCATTGCCTGTTGATATGTGTCACCTCCGCCAGCCATCACAACAAACCCACCGGTCCGTTGCACCACAGAAACCTGACGCGTATCGACGTTAGCAACGGATGTTAGCGCTGTCCTCAGCGCTCCAGGGTAGCCCTGAACGGTGAACATGCCAGCATCCCATACGCGAGCTCGGAACTCATAATTAGTTTCTGGTGCTGTAGCAGCGACGCCGGCAGTAAGGTTGTTTACGCTCAAGACAATATTGTCAGGGAAGCTGGTGATCAGCGTTGTCACGGTATTAGGCGAGACAACCCAGGTTCCTGGCTGCGTGCCGGAGGCGGTAACTGCGATTGTTGTTCCGGATGGTGGGATCAATACAGCCTCGTTAATCGAGTACTGATACGTTCCATCACTCACGAGGAAACCCGCGGGAATTAGGTAATTCGGTGTACCGGTAAAGGTTACTGAAACCGTGGTTGTTCCTTCCCCCTTCTGGGCTGGGATTCCGTACTGCTGAGCCTGGAGAGTCAGCAGCGCCAGGTTTGCGCTGTTTGGCCCTACGCTATTAAGCGTGTCTATTCTCATCTGATCGACGCTAATCAGGCCACCAGTTCCAGTACTGGCCATATCTTCAATCAGGCTACCAGGTAGCGTCGTAGTCAGACCTGGGGCAAGCGCTGTCGCTTCGTCCACTAAAGCCGTGCGCAACTCATCACTTGTTTTTGGCTCTGGGCCATTTGCATTGTAACTTACCGTTAAGTCGGCCATTAAATTTCCACCCGAGAGACGATCGCTGAACCTGAATTGGTTATTACGTTAATAGTGTAAATCGGTGGATCAGCCTGAGAAAGCGCAATTTGCAGCGATGAAAAATATTTAGAAAATTGTGACTGCAAATTATTGACATAATAGGTCGGTAGAACCTGCTGAATTACGCTGGCAACGGCCGGAATTCCGTACTGTGCATAGAAGGGTGATTCCTGTGGTGACAGGCGCAGGCACTGTGCCAGGGTGGTAAGCCATACAGCATCATCATAGCCATATTCATCGGTCTCTACCTGAACCCAGTTTCCAAGCGAATCTCGGCCGTAAGTTCTCATTCGTTTACGATCTCCGCTGTTAATTTTGTGGTGGCGGCACCAGTGTTAGATCCGCCGTTTCCATTGGTATGAACGTGATTATTTGCCCATGTCATCAGAGCCGCCCACGCCATACCCATGATTGCCGGGCTTGTGCTGCCGCCACCATCGGTTAAGGTGCCATTAACGCCACTCAATACCCAGTCGGTTTGGCTGAGTCTTAAAACGGTGCCACCAACAGTTACCTGGAAAAGATCAGGCGTTACGATGGTAACCGCAGTAGGGGTAAGCATGAACGTTGTATTACTTCCTGAGTCCCGCAATGTAACCCCTTCAGGCCCATACATCACCAGAACGTTAGGATCCACGTTTTCCCATTGCGTGTTGCTGATAGGAAGGTAAAGCAGAGCTGACAGGTTTAACGGCGTTGTCAGGCTGGCAGTTCCTCC